CTCCAACGTTCCTGACGGCATTGTCCAATGGTAATCCAGAAGACACGCCAAGAATATTAGTACCAGCATTGTCTGATGTCTTCCACTCAAAATGAGATATCAAGTGTAATTGGGAGAAAGAATCTGTAGGATCAGATTTTTCATCATACCTAAAATCACCTTTATCAGGTAGAGGGAGGATATTAGGCTTACCAGTTGCATTAAGTTGGTTCATTTCTGGCATTATAACTCCACAATCATGTTTAGCACTATATGCCAACCGTGTAAATGTATAACCAAGTGCAAAACAAATGAGAGCAAACATTATTATGACACCCATATCATCTAAAGTATATAGATGTTTCTGTGGTATAAAACTTTCAGGAACAATACTAGTATCAGACACGCTCAAGTTAAGCCTTGCTTCTATTGCGTGATCAAATGTATGAATCCTAGTATAACCTCCTTCTAATGAAGTTATATAATCTCTAATTTTAGGGTAATGTTTATCAAAAACTGTTTTGCCATGCATCGAAAGCTCACATAAAGCAGTGTCACACACTTGAATTCTATCTTGTAACGTAGCATTCTTCTCTTGGAAATAGAGCATCTTAAGGATGGATCTATATGCTAAAGGACTAACTCCCACCTTCTTTCCAGCATGATCCATCAACCTATATTGCCGTTTCAAAAATTCACACTCACTAAAAACCCTAGGAGGTAAAGGATTCTGCTCCACATCTGTTTTATCCGCATTAGTGAAATTCATACCTATGTAAAGCATAATCTTAGCAATAAGCTTGCTATCAACATCTGGAAAGTAATTTGGATCGTATGAGACTATCAAATCATCACCCAAATGAATAGATTTGATATGTGTTCTCAACTCAAACATATCAATTTTATTTGGGTAATTTTCCCAATTGTTTATATAATCAGGCACTTCAGGATATATCCCACCGCAATTAGCATGGATATGGTATATGTATGCACCAACTATGGTCACACACAAATCGCCAATTATATTTCCAATTTCAGTAGTTCCTGGATGTCCAGATGATAACCTAGCACACCACTGAACAAGGAATCGTCCAATGACGTGGAATGAGTATACGGTCATACGTCGTATCCATTTCCTCATCGCCACAAACAATGGATCATTAACAATAGGTCCTAGATACGTGTCATCCATAACATCAAAAGCAAAATTCAACTTTTGTTCATCAATACTCGTATCGAATTTTCCAAAGTCACCATCAAAACATTTAAACATAGAAAATGCAATTTGTAATGCTTTACTCTGTGTATAAGGATTGAAACCTTTTGCAGACCTGTTCTCAATGACATTGCTACTCTTATTCTTCTGTGCTATGAAATCTCCATAGTACTTCCTAAAGATGAAAGTGAACAACACAGAACTAGAGGAGAATAACCGTGTATCCAAGTTGTTAACCTTCTTTTCTGATAGAATTTCATCCTTTAACTGGTCTTTAAAAAGTACAATAGGAGTTTCGCCTTTCATAACACCATCTTCAATCTCTTTAACCATTTTCAACAACTCATTCTTCCTATTAGTCAACCATGGCTTTTTAGACATGTCTGAATCCATATATATAAAAGGAAGACCAGCAGAAGTGGACATAGGTATTTTACTATATCCTAATT